TAAAAAGAAATGCATATACTCAACACACTGCAAGGATTCTTGATCCATTGAATCCCAAGTATTTATTTCAATGCTATCCTCAATCAGGTTCTTGATGCATTTCAGTTCTTCCATTGTAAAGTCGATCTTCATAGTTCCACCTCCTTTATATCTGTCTCACTGTCACAGTCTATGCAATACGCTTGGTCGTATGTGCTTTGTAGCTGCCACTCTTGGGACACAACATCGAATGCTGCCACAGCGTCAACACATACGTCCTCGCTATTACATGTTTTACATATATACTTAACGGCCATTTATATAACCTCCTGTTTAACGACATGTTCTTCAATGAAAGCGAAACCACCCTCATTACCCTCCTCGTCACAGGACAGGGTGATGTCTAAAAGGTTACCGTCTGCATCCTGTATCGTAAACACAGGGAATGGCGCACCGCCATCATCTTCCTCCTCAAGGCGGAACCCTGTGATCTTGCAGCCAATCAGTTGGCTGTAGTAATTAAACATATTCATTTGTCTCACCGTATTAGTTAAAGATTAAAGGAAGGAACAACATCCCATAGCCCAAGCCGAACAGGCAAGCCACGCCTAGGATGTCCTGCACCCACCACATGATGCGCTGGTTGCGGTCTTTTCGGTTGCGTATCTCTCTGCGTGTCATAGGTCTTTCTCCACTATCTCAGTCTCATCATCACAGTCTTCACAATATGCGTTGACGTCATATGGCATGTTAAACGCCCAATCCTGTAGAACTACATTCCACACAGCTCTAGCTTCTAGGTATACGTTTGCGCTACCGCAGTCCATGCATACAATGTCATGTGTCATAGGTCTGCCCCTTCTTCTTCGCCAACATTCATCAGCATCCAGTCACAAGCATATTCCATTGCGTCATGCCTATTGTCGAAACCGTAGCAAGTGAAGCACTCGATGTCCACCCATCGCCCGCCTACAGGTATTTGAATGTTAAAGGTAGCTGATCCATTCCACTCAATACGGTAATGGTTGCCGTCGATGTGTTCTATTTCAAGGTATTCCATGTATTTTATCTCCCGTAATAGTCTTGCATTTCAGCATTAGACCAATTGTCTGGCGGTGTCGGCACAGGCGCTTGCACCTGATCTAGTTCGTCAGCGTGAGGCCACTGGTCAAGGTCGAGTGTAAGGCACACCTGAGAGGCCCCGTGGTCGAAGACTGTATGCCTGTCGTATTGAACGGGGGCGGTGCCACCTGACTGTCGCATCAAGTCTTGAAAACAACCCTCTGTGATCTCGACTGTGTCGATGTGATCCCCTGAGAAATCGCTGTCGATGTCATCAATATATGCGACAGCAAAGAAGCGGATTGGTGTAGTTGTGGTGTTCATGTGTCTGTCCCTCCCATGGGTTTATATTGCTGCGTCACACAAAAGCTTAGGCATAGCTTGCCGATCTTGATGAAGCGGATACCGCCTACCTTTTGTGTCGATATGTTAAAGAATTGCATGTGTCTATCCTCACCGAATGTTAGGCGTTAAAGTATGCTTGCGCACAAAAGAGAGTGAATACGATAACCGCAGCCAAGCCAATCTGGATGGCCTCAATAGTATCCTGACGGCGAAGCTGACGTTGACGGGCTTTCTGGCGTTGGGTCATCGGTCTTATCCTATTTGTGATACATCCCTGGAGCCGAGATACAATCCTGGCGTTGGGATCTTAGGGGTTTTACTTTAATGATACAGCCCCGCAAGGCTGCACTGTTAAAGCTTGGACTTGATGTCGTCCATCGCCCTTTGTAGGCATTCAATAGCCCGTAGAGGCATTTCTAAATGACACGATATCAAAGCGCTCACAATCTGATCCGCAACAGGATCCGTCATGGTATCGCCGTCCTCGTTCCACGCCATAGAATTGCGCAGGGCTTGCATCATCTTTAGCTCTTCACTTGCCATTGGGTCAGTCCTTTGTGTTGTTGTTGCCTTAATGATGTAGCCCCGCAAGGCTACACTGTTAAAGCTTAGACGGTCACCGCTGCTACACATTCAACATGGTAGCGGGACACTACGTCGCCAGTATCCAAAGCCTTGTTGGCACGGTTGCCCGCCACATGTTCGCACCATGTGTCCCACCAATATTGTGTGCCTTCGAGCTGGCACATCTCCACGTAGGCCGTGACTTTCTTGCGCTTGCTGGCGTCAGTCATCTTGGCGGGTGGTGTTTGCACCGCACTAGGCTTGATACCTAGGCGCTTGATATTGTGGCTATCAATACAAGCCACGTTGAAGCCAAACATCTGGGCCACGAAAGCCGCTTTCACCATGCCTAGGTTCGGGATATCGATGAACAACAGGATCGCCGCCACACAAGCCTCGACACTGTCCGTGCCTAGGGTGTCTTTGATGTGGTTAACCTTGCCCCACAAGAAGGCATCATGTGTCGTGACATAGTCGAAGCCGTCACCCTTCTTGCCCCACATGAAGCGACTAGCAGCGCCAAACTTGTTAGTGTCTTGGACTTGTGCAAGGCATGTGGAAAGCCCCGCTTGAATTGTCGCCAAGGTAAAAACCACAACAGGCTTTACCGATTGCTTGGCTTCACAGATAGCCATAATGGCTTGAACGTCACGAGTATACATCTTGTCAGTCTCCCTACTACCCTAAGAAAGACGCAACACCATGTTGCACCTATCAAGAGATAGTAAGGGATAAGTTTTCTAGTGTGGATCTCACACATCTCACCCCTTCACTACAGACCATCATCGGGTTCCCCCTAGGCGTCTTATCGGGCCATCAATTTCAAAAAGCTCGCAATCTCTACATCGCCGCACCCTATGCATCGCCGCATGTCGTGCTCAGTAAACTATTGGCCTAGGTTGTGTCACCCCTAGGTGGCTTAGTGTCTCGCTCTTGTCTTAAACCTTGCTTCACTCGTATCGTATTGTCAACAGTCTTTTTTCCGTATCGTATTGTCAGGGCCTTGCACCGTAACTGTCTAAGGATTTGAGCTTGCCTAGCTAGGTCTGAACCTTGTGCTTCGTGGCTTGCCTTGTCGCTTTCGATATAACTAACTTCCTTCAAGTCGAACCAGATTGCAACCCCCTATTTTAACTTTCTTCAAATTAATCCCAAAGCCCCACTCTAATTGTCTTGCCGTATATAGATCACATGCGAGCTATATATGCACAGAATGTTAAGCGTGTTTTTCTAGGGGGGTGTGTGTGTGTAAAGCCTAAAGGGGGGTGTGTGTTTAGATATGCTTGGCTCTCCAATTCTTCACACACCCGGTCAGAACCCCCTAGAAAACACAGATATAACCGAATTCCCCATGATATATGACTATAAAAGACTAGCAATAACAGTAACTTACCATGATTGCACCTAGGGTTTACGCTATACGGTGAGACAAGCTAGGGGGGTGCATGGGCCATGGGGGGGGTATACGTACGTTATATATGTACACTGCAACACACGGGGTTTTTCATTAGGCACAACCATGACGTGCATACAGATTAACAACATATTCCACTTTTGTAATGTAATAAGAAGTAACATTATTGAGCTATAGGTTGAACTAGGTTCACGTTTGGCCCAGGTTATGTTACACTTTGTGGGTATCCTGATCACGAATTGTTACAGTTGATCACTTTTTGTTACAAGTAGTACATTAGCTGTTGACTCATGTGCTCCCTTTTGCTATAACTTGGGGGATAAAGGGGGCTTAGTTAAACTATAAGTTAAGACTAAAGTGTTTAAACATAAAGAAGTATAAACATAAGTAGTTTAACAATAGAGTTTAACTAAGATAATAGTAACTATAATAGTAAATAACTAAAGTAGTATAGACTACATAGTTAAACTATAGATACCATACCCATTCTAGTTCAAACTACCTTGGTCCAAATGCTTACAAGCTTAGACTACATAGTTAAACTAACATCCTCATAGTATGTATACATTACAATCTGTAACAATCTGTGATAGCTATAGTATCCAAACCCTGAGTTTGCGACCCTTCATAATCTGTGTTGTCTTAGCTTACTCCAATAATAAAATATATAGGCATTGACAAACATGCAAAAGAAAGTACAACTAGATCCATCTGATGATGTGTTGACTACATTTTATAATGCACTTGCTGGTGGAGACTCCAGAAGTCTACGTAACATCCATATTCCTAGATCAGATGTTTTCTATGTTAGGGAAGCAATCCGTGATCAAACTGGTGTAACTTACACTCTAGATCATGTAGAGAGAGCTATGTACTTAGAGGGTCATCTACATCGTAGAGATGTACTAGATCCTGACAGAAAGAGATCTTATGCCGACAACCCCACAGAAGAAACCTAAAGCTAAGCGTGATTACACACTGAGTGGTGAGGGTAAGTACGACAAGTCTCCTAAGCGTATGGCTGATAACCGTTCTCGTAAGAAAGCTCGTTATGCTATGGAGAAGGGTGGGGTAGTTTCCAAGGGTGATAACAAGGATGTTGATCACAAGGACGGTAACCCCCGTAACAATAGCAAGTCTAACCTTCGGGTACAGACACCAGCTAAGAACCGTAGTATCCCCCGCAATAGTAAGGCAGGAAAGAAATAATGTTGATGAAGCCTCTTAGTATTATGGGTCTAGTAGAAGACTTGGATATCCCTACTACAGCTGAGAACAAGTCCATTGGTGAATGGCTCATGAAAGACTGGCATCTAGGTCCGAAGGAAGCTAGTGCTGATCCTAAAGCTAATGCTCCTTACTGGAAGACTATGGCATCTGTATTTAATGTTGAAGTAGATCAGGCTCGTAGACAACTCTGTGCTAACTGTGAGTACTTTGATGATAAGCCTTCTACATTGAAAGCAATGGAAGCTATTCCGTTTAACTCTTTTGATGCTGATGGTGGTGGTAGAGGATTCTGTAGTCGCTTTGGGTTTATCTGTCATAACCTTCGTACTTGCCAGGCTTGGGAAGGTGAAGATAGTTGTGGTGAGGAAGACTAGCATGGCTAAAGACCCTAGGCTTACTCGTGCTGGTGTAGATGGTTTCAACAAGCCTAAGCGTACTCCAGACCATCCTAAGAAGTCTCACGTGGTTGTTGCTAAAGAGGGTGACACCATCAAGACTATCCGCTTTGGTGAGCAGGGTGCTTCTACTGCAGGTAAGCCTAAGGCGGGTGAGTCTGAAGCCATGAAGAAGAAACGTGCTTCATTCAAAGCGAGACACGGTAAGAATATCTCCAAAGGCAAGATGAGTGCAGCTTATTGGGCTGACAAGGAGAAGTGGTGACATGCCAGTACGTAAAGTAAAGGGTGGGTTTAAGTGGGGTACTACTGGTAAGGTATACCCTACTAAGGCTGAAGCTCTGAAACAGGGTAGGGCCATAGAAGCCTCAAAGAAATCAAAGTAACAAAGAGAGCATTAAACAATGGCAACATCTAAGTTTGGCAAGGCTTTCGCAGCCGCCCGTAAAGAAAAAGGCCCAGGTAAGACATTTACTTTTGAAGGTAAGTCGTACAGCACTGACATGGCAAGTGACAAGAGTTCTGCTCCTACATCATCCTCACGTCCTACGGCTCGTCCAGCTAAGAAGGCCCCACCTATGAAGGGTCGTCCTGATAGTGCTCCACGTGTATCTGATGCAACAACAGTAGATCGTCGTTGGGCAGATGCAAACGCCAAGCCTAAGGCAGAAACAGCTGAGCCTAAAATGGAAGTAAGGACACCTACTTCTAGCACAACTCGTCCACAGGCTCGGCCTACAGCTGCACCAAAGTCATCCCCACGTCCTACTGCTCGTCCGCAGCACATTGGTATGACAGCAGTTAACAACCTCTCTTCTGGTTCTAGCAATGCTCCACGTGCTACTTCTGATGCTGCACCTAAGGGTCGTACAGCTCCTGCTCGTGCTACACGTCCTGCTGCTACAGATCGTAACTTTACTTCGCCTACACCAAGTTCCTTCCCAACATACATGCAGTGGCGCAAGAAGAATGCTGGTGGTATCGTAGCTTATAACGCTGCAAAAGATAGACAGACAGGGCGTTAAGCACAATGGTTATGGTAGCACCAACTAAACCTCATAGGGCTATTACATACAACGTGTCCTGTGAGGTAGAAAACCAGCAGTACGCTTTGTATACTTGCCCAGCTAATGCTTCAGCTAGTATGAGTCTCTTGTATATTGCTAACGCAGATGGTGTTACCGACATTGCTGTAACTTGGTATAGAACTCGTTACAATCAAACATTCCAGATCATCCAAGGTAAGAACTTTGCTTCTGGTGGTACTTACCAGTGGGATGGTAATGCGTACATTGTCTTTGAACCAGGTGACATCATGTACATCACAGCTTCAGGTAATGCTCATCCTAACATTGATGCTTTATGTACAGTAGTAGAGACATTTATCCCTGTAGGGTAATAACAGGGTTGCAATATTAACATTACTCATGTAAGGTGATATAATGTATAACTGTGTTTGTGATTAACACAGGAGTACCTTCACATGACTAACCTATTCAAACGTATCTTGGCTGCAATCATCAAAGCTAAGCAAACACAAGCAGATCGTATTATCCTTCAGATGCGCTGTTCTCAAGCATATAGAGAATTGCTTAGTATGGATGAAAGAGAACTAGCTGATATTGGAATCCATAGAAACGATATCAAGAGGATAGCCTATGACAAAAACTTTAACAGATAAACAACAGAAGTTTCTTGAGGTACTCTTTGATGAGGCTCAGGGTGACTTTGTTCTAGCTAAGCAGTTAGCTGGCTATAGTGATGCTACACCAACTCGTGGTATTGTAATTGCTCTAGAAGAAGAGATCTTTGATGCTACAAGGAAGTACATTGTACAGCTTGGCCCTCGTGCTGCTGCTGCCTTTGGTAATATCCTTGTAGACCCTACCCAACTGGGTGCAAAGGAACGTATGGCTGCTGCTGGACAGGTACTAGATCGTGCTGGTGTAGTTAAGACTGAACGTATTCAAGTTGAAGCTGCTGGCGGTCTATTTATCCTACCACCAAAGGATAGATCTGCGGATGACGAAGACTAATAACGGACGTATAGACTTGGGCTACTGGATGTTGCCCAAGCCTGACTTTCAGAATAAGAGATGGGAAAGAATCCCACGATTAAACATCAGGTATATCCCTTTTGGGTATGTAGTTGATCCAGAAGATGATAGATGGCTAAACCCTGTTCCCAAAGAGTTAGAGCTTTTAGAACAAGCTAAGAAGCACGTTAAGCAGTATAGTTTAAGAGAAGTTGCAGCTTGGTTAACTACTCAGTCGGGTAGACCAATATCACACATGGGACTAAAGAAGCGCATAGATGTCGAAAGAAAACGTAGGTCAATTATTGCAATTAAACGCAAGCTTGCCAAGTGGCTCGAAGAAACGATTGCGCAATACGAACAGCTCGAAAAAGAAAGAGTCGGTGCCTTCACCATCACTAAAGGAAGAACCGAAGAAGGTTGAACCTAAGAAAGTACCAGCTCAAGTCTTACCTCCAGAGTATGATGTAGAGCAAGCACAGAACGTTGTCTTTGCTGCTAACCCTGGTCCACAGACTATGTATCTGTCTTCTAGTGAGCGTGAGGTCTTGTATGGTGGTGCAGCGGGTGGTGGTAAGTCTTATGCTACTCTAGCAGACCCTCTACGTGATCTGGGTCAGTCTGACTTCTCTGGCCTACTAGTACGACATACTACAGAAGAACTACGTGAGCTTATCCAGAAAAGCCAAGAACTATATCCTAAAGCTATTCCTGGTATTAAGTGGTCAGAGCGTAAGTCCCAGTGGACTACCCCACGAGGTGGCAAGATCTGGATGTCTTATCTAGACAGAGATTCTGACCTTATGCGCTATCAAGGCCAAGCATTTAACTATATTGCTTTTGACGAACTTACACAGTGGGCTACTCCTACAGCTTGGAACTATATGCGATCTCGTTTGCGTACAGCTTCACCTACGCTAGGTAAGTACATGAGAGCTACTACAAACCCTGGTGGTCCTGGACACGCTTGGGTTAAGAAGATGTTCATTGACCCTGCTACACCAGGAAAGTCATTCTGGGCTACTGATATTGAGACTGGTGAGACACTAGCTTACCCCAAAGGTCACAGCAAAGAGGGTATACCCCTATTTAAACGTAGGTTTATCCCCGCTAGTTTGTTTGATAATCCATACTTGAGTGATAGTGGTGACTACGAAGCTATGCTATTGTCTCTTCCTGAGCACCAACGAAAGCAGTTGCTTGAAGGTAATTGGGATATCAACGAGGGTGCAGCGTTCCCTGAGTTTAACCGTAGCATACATGTGGTAGAGCCTTTTGATATACCTAAGGGTTGGGCACGATTTAGAGCAGCAGACTATGGCTACGGTAGTTATACGGGTGTTCTATGGTTTGCTGTATCTCCATCTGAGCAACTCATAGTTTATCGTGAGTTATACTGCAGTAAAGTAACGGCTACAGATCTAGCAGATATCATCTTGCAACTAGAGTCTGAAGATGGTAGTATCCGTTATGGTGTGCTTGACTCCTCTCTCTGGCATAAAAGAGGGGATACTGGACCTTCCCTTGCTGAACAGATGATCCACAAAGGGTGTAGATGGAGGCCCTCTGATAGATCTAAGGGTTCTCGTATTGCTGGTAAGAACGAAATACACAGAAGGTTAAAGGTAGATGAGTTTACCAAAGAGCCTGAACTAGTTTTCTTCTCATCCTGTACTAATACTATTGCACAGATTCCTAGCATCCCACTAGATAAGAACAATCCTGAGGATGTTGATACTAAGTCTGAGGATCACCTTTATGACGCACTGAGATACGGTATCATGACAAGACCCCGCAGTAGTTTGTGGGACTACAATCCAAACACACAGCGATCTGGCTTTCAGTCTGCTGACCCCACTATGGGCTACTAACAAGGACTAACTTATGGACCCTCTAGATTTTGATCCTACTTACGAAGAGAATATTGAATCTACTAACTCGTCTGCTCTCGAAGATATTAAAGAGGGTGATACCACAGACCCTAAAGCTGGTTCTATTATTAGTTTCATTGAAGCAAAGTACAAGAAAGCTGAAGATGCTCGTACTTCGGATGAAACCCGTTGGATGCAGTCTTACAGAAACTACCGTGGTCAGTATGGCCCTAATGTACGTTTCACTGACTCAGAACGCTCCCGTGTATTTGTAAAGGTCACCAAGACAAAGACCTTGGCAGCTTATGGCCAGATTGTAGACGTACTGTTTGGTAATAGTAAGTTCCCAATTACAGTTGATCCAACAACACTCCCTGATGGCGTAGCAGAGTCTGTACACTTTGATATGGACCCAGCTTCTGAGCCAGGCACTGCTACTATGCGTGATACGTTTGGCCCCCTCTTGTCTGGTGAGAACAAGCTGCTCCCAGGTGAGACTACCCAAACACTTCGTGAACGTGTTGGTGCTGCCTTTGCTAAACGTCTAGCACCTGTGCAAGAAAAGATCATTGACGGCCCAGGAACGCTGCCTACTAGTGTAACAGTTCATCCTGCTCAGGTTGCAGCTAAGAAGATGCAGAAGAAGATCTATGATCAACTGGAAGAGTCTGGCGCTAACAAGCAGCTCAGATTGACTAGCTTTGAGTGCGCTCTGTTTGGTACAGGTGTCATGAAGGGTCCATTTGCTATCAACAAAGAGTATGCTAGATGGACGGATGAGGGTGACTATGATCCAATCATCAAGACAGTACCATCCACAAGCCATGTCTCTGTGTGGAACTTCTACCCTGATCCAGATGCATCTAACATGGATGAAGCAGAGTATGTCATTGAGCGTCACAAGATGTCCCGTTCACAACTTCGTGCTCTAAAGAATCGTCCATTCTTCCGTGGTACTGCTATTGATGCAGCTATGGATCTTGGTGAGTCCTACCTTAAGAAGTGGTGGGAACAGGAGATGGAAGAGTCTGAGAATAATAGCAAGTCTGAGCGCTATGAAATCCTAGAGTTCTGGGGTTATGTAGATAGTGAAGTACTGAAAGACCATGACATCAAGATCCCAACAGACCTTAAGAATGCTGATCAACTTCAGGTTAACATCTGGGTATGTAATGGCAAAGTAATCCGTTTGGTTATGAACCCGTTCAAGCCTATGGTTATTCCTTACTATGCTGTACCTTACGAGATCAACCCATACTCATTCTTTGGTATTGGTATTGCTGAGAACATGGATGATACTCAAACACTCATGAACGGCTTCATGCGCATGGCGGTTGACAATGCTGTACTTTCTGGTAACCTGTTGATTGAAGTTGATGAGACTAACCTTGTCCCAGGCCAAGACCTCACAGTATACCCAGGAAAAGTATTCCGTCGTCAGGGTGGTGCTCCTGGTCAGGCTATCTTTGGTACACAATTCCCTAACGTAGCAGCACAGAACATGCAATTGTTTGACAAGGCTCGTGTATTGGCTGATGAGTCTACAGGCTTCCCATCCTTTGCACATGGTCAGACAGGTGTATCTGGTGTTGGTCGTACAGCTTCTGGTATCTCTATGCTTATGGGTGCAGCTAACGGTTCTATCCGTACAGTCATC